CTTTGATGCAATCGTAGACAATCTTGTATGAATTGCCACAATTCATAAAATCTTCCAACGCTTTAGTTCCCATTACGCATAAAGATGTTTCCTCTGTAATGTCTCCACAATCGCATAAACACGAATTGCAAGTTTCCATATTAGGAGGGCAAGTGACACAACACGATAAGCACTCTTGAGCATCTCTGAAATCCTCACAATCGAGAATATTACATACAGAATAAGGAACTAAGAATGTTTTCTTTGTATCTGCAATATGCCATACGCCTTCCCAAAGCTTAAAATCAATATCCATTGATAAATAGCCTTGGTATTTTTTGTAATCTTCACTAAATCCTGTGACATAAGCCCATGCCCAAATCAATTTGTTATCTTGAATCGCCCATAGCCTTCCAGGTTTAAGCAAATTCAAATTGAAATAGTCACGTAGGAATCTTCTATCTTCATCATGAAAATGTTCATAATTAAAATTCAATGTTAAGGACAAATCACCTTCCGTAAGAAACTGTTGATTCTTTTGGAAAGCAACATAACTACCATGTCCGTAACTATATTCTTGCGTTGCAGTCTTTGTATCTTGCTTTAGAGAGGCAGAGGAAATCTCCTCCGCACTGTCTATTACAAGATCATTGAACTGAACGTATGTTTTTAATGGGTTTAAGTTATAACAAGTCATTATGCCAAACCTCTCAAGCATCTACCTACTTTGATAGCCTGCCTTCTTTCGTTTCCTTCGTTGAAAGCGATACTATTATTTGTAACACGATTATCGTTATTGTTGATAGTCACGTTCTTATTAACAACGTTTCCAACATGAGAACCATATCTAGTAGACAATTCTTTGAACGCACCTTTTAAATCCATGTTATTTACTTTATCCATGAAACTTTGACCTGCGTTCTTAACTGCACTACGTTTCATTACATACTCACCAGGAGTCAACATAGCTGGCACTGTATCTGTTCCACTAGGCTTCATGACAATTGGTTGTCCACCTCGCTTTAAGTAAACTGGGCCACCTTTAGCAAACTTAAAGTTGTTTCCTTGTGATTCATTGCCTCTGTTTACTGTAGGAGTAGTAGAACCACCTGTATCAATATTTCCTGATTGATTGTTGAACGCATTTTTAAATGCACTTCCTAAGTATTGTCCTAAATCTGTGAATCGTGTTGAATATCCATACATCATAGTAATCTGATTAGATATTGAACTAGACATATTAGAGATGCCTTCACTAAAACCACTTACAACATCTTTTCCAAACTTCTTACCTACGGATTTGAAGCTTTTCTTCTTCAATGAAGCTTTAGCATTATCAACCTTAGTTCCAAATGAACCTTCAATATCAATGCTTTTGAAACCTTCAATAATTCCATTGGCCATTTCTGTACCCGAAGTATTAAATTCAGACTTCATGTTAGATAAAGTTGTGGCCATATTGTGGAATGAAGTAACGATTGAGTTTACTTCTGTAACAACAGTTGTAGTAGCTTCTCCAACCTTCAATCCTTTAACATTGTTTAGGAACGTTTGAATACCTGTTGTGACTTCTCCAACCTTAACGAAATCTAGATTTAATCCAACGATAGAATTTAAGCTTTCACACGTTTTCTTTAATTTAGAAACAGTCTTATTAACTGTGTCCATATTCTCTAGATTTTCAGTTAATCCTTTGTTGGTTGCCATTTCATTCACTGCATTTCCAATACTTTTGATATTGGCTCTCAGTGTTTCAAAGTCGAAATCAGTTGAATAGATGTTCAAAGTTCCAAACTTGAGGATTATATCACCTAAAGTTGTAATCGCCTTTAGTGCGTTATTAAATAGCTTAGAATCAGGCATTTGTCTCAAGTTATAAGACAACATATTTTTGTCTTTTCCTGTTCCAACACCAGCTACAGAAATATATCCAATCGCTTGAGAAATACTAGTGATTGTCTTTTTAATATCCTCTGCATTTGGTAAAGGATTGTTTGTGATCGTTGCTTGCAAGTTTCCAAATTCAGGAACAATCTGTTCCAAAATCTTCAATGTATCTAGAAATTCTTGAGCATTTGTAGAGTTTAAATTAGATTTAATGCTCTTTGTAACATCAGGGAATACAATTTTTTTCATTGATTCCACAACACTAGCTACATTCTTTAAAATGCTTGTGCAATTCTCAACGTTAATTGAACTTCCATTGATATTAGACATCTTAGAAAGGCTTGAAGCCATTGTTGTATAGTTCTTAACGATACTGTTTGCATCTGCAATGTTTGTTGCACTTGATGTGCTAACTGTAGGAAACTCAAAATCATTAATATTCTTGATTACATCTTGAATATCTTTGAATTGATCGTTGAAAGAACTACTATCAATACTCATTCCTTGTACTTTTGAAATTGATTCTCCAATAGTAACAAGTTTCTTTAGAATCCTAGTAATATTCCAAGTCTCCATGTTTTTCCATAAAGACTCAGAACTTTTAATAACTTGACTCCACCAAGAAGAATATGTTCCTCCGCCTTCAAACATATCTATGACATCCATAATTCCTTGGATTTTCTTTTTCAATCCTTTTGTGTTTGAAGGAACATTCTTATCGACTTCTTGCATAGCCTTAGCACAAGCAATCAATGTACCAGCTAGTCCTGTTGTTGTTATCATTCCTAGCACTTGGGCCAATGTAGTGATTCCACCCGTTAGGACACCAGCACCACCTTGAATACCTGTAATAAGTGTCATAGAGCCTATACATTCAAATAAGCCTAATAACTTATCATTGAATGTGTCGAATCCATCAGGCATAGTCTTATCTAGCTCTTGCATAGCTTTTGCAAATAGCCATAAAGCTCCACCTTGACCAATCATCATTGCCAATCCTGTTAAGGCATTGTTCATCTCTAATGATTTTGAAACTGCTGCATTAAGTGTGTTAGCTCCCATCATCAATCCCATTACAGAGAATAGATTTGTTAATCGCATAGGCAATGTAGTAATGTCATCAGGAACATTCTTTTCAATTTCCTTTATCGCTTTGCAGTAAAGAATAATTGTTCCTGCCCCACCAGCTATGATAGCTAATGAAGATAATTTATTTTTAAATCCTTCTGCATCAAAAGTTTTTGGAGTACCTGTCGCAGTAGTAATCTCATCTGAACTTTTGAATACATCTTTAACTGAACTAAATTTACTGCCTAGTTTTCCTAGGAAAGGAATATTGAAATTCTTTCCTTTGAACTTTGAAAAAATGTTTAAAAAATCTCCTAAAAGACTGATTCCACCACTTCCAAATTTCATTAATTTACCAGCCCACTTTAATCCAATTCCAATTTGGATGTAGTCTGATACGAAACGTCCTAATCCTTTAGAAAAGCTTCCGTCTCCCATTTCAGTGATTTTATCTTTTGCGAAATTATATAGACCACCAACAAGAGGCTTGAAGAAATCAATTGCTCCTTTGAAATCATCTAATCCTTGTCTAAATCCACCAACAAAATCTTTGAAACTGAATGTTTTTAAAACGCTCCATAATTCAGTAAACTTGGTTTTAATGAAGTCTATACCTTCGCCAATCTCTTTTTTATGGCTTCTAATGAAGTTCGCTCCTATATCCCCTAAGCCTTCAACTTTTTGAGAAAGTTTGTATATATTTCCGTAGATTGTAGCTCCTGTCAATTCTGTTGAAACCTCATCTAATGCACCTAACCACTTTTCTTCGGCTTTACTAAATCTCTTAGGGATTAAGTCAAAAGCGTTTGAGATTGTAGATACAGACGATTTAACCATAGTTGCCAACGAATTTAGGCCGCCACCACCCTTTTCATCCAATTCAATCAGAGCATCTTCAAATTGTTGTAATGAAATAGTTGGATTTGAACCTGTAAACGCTTCTCTAAACTCTGCAAATGACATATTAAATTTCTTTGCAATAGCAGTTAAGGTTGGTGTCATACCTGCATCTTCCATTGATCTCAATGTACGAGCATCCATTTTAGAACCCATGATTTGAGAATACTGAGTAACCGCATTGTTTACTCCCTCAGAATCTCCACCAAATGTCAAAATGGAATCATTAATTGCCGAGAATAGCTTTTGAGACCTATCTAAATCATGATTGATTGAAGTAAATCTCGTAACATGGCTTAGAGCATCATCTAAAGTGGTTGGTAGGCCCAAAATGCTTTCATCTAGGTTATCAATCATCTTTTGGATTTTCGTTGTAGAATCATCTACATCACCTACTACAGTGGACAATGTTCTTTTTGCAACATTGATTGTATCGTATCTTTTAATACCATTTGAAAATGCATCACCCATTGCATTTTGTGCACTTGAAACAAATCTATACAAACTAGAATATCCAACACCTTGTACTAAGAATCGTCCAACATCTCCTATAGGGTTATTTTGGAAGTTCTTAGCGATATTCAACATATTAGAGCCTAGATTTGACATTTTATTTCCGACATCAAATGTAATCTTACTAGCAGTTTTCAAAGCTTTAGCAGCTTGTTGAAGATTGTTTAGTTTATTCAAGCTATCTTGATAGCCGATAACTTGTGACTCAATATCTGCTTTTGTGCTTCTTACATCATTCTCTTTTTCGATTGTTTCATCTAGCTTTTTATTTGTATCTTCTAACTTAGAAGAATCAGCTTCTAATTTTATTTTTTCTTTGTCTAAATCTGCGATTGAATCATCAATCTCATCAACCAATTTTTGAGCATCA